CTTCAACCTCTACTTCGGTTTCGTCTTCGTCTTTATCTTCATCTTGAGAACTGTTGGCATTAAGGCGGCTTAAAATAGCCTCATGACCTTCTTTTAGTTCTTTAACCATTTGAACCAGGTCTTGAAGAGTAATTTCTTTCTCTTCGACTTGTTCGTTTTCCATATCTGCCATTTTTAGCCCCTTAGTGTCAAAAGTAAATTTAAAGTGATCTAATACGGCCACGTCATGGCCTGAGCGCCCTTCCTCGACTAAGGCCACGTGATTACCGCGTATTTGTCGTTGGATGGCGTCATATCTTTCACCATTGTATACGCCTGTTACAATATCGTAAAGGCAGCGGTAACCTATTGATAATTCTTTTTTACCTTGCTCAATCAATTCCGCCAGTTTATTCGAGAATATTTTTAAATTTGCTTTTAAGTAGCCCTCTTCAAAATAAACGTCCTCGCCGATTACGCCATGCACACCTTTACGTTCAGCGGCGGTTAAACCGTCATTCTCAGAACCCAGCATAGCGTGCTCGTCGGTCCATGGGATAAGTTTAAAAGACTTAAGTGTTTCAGGGTCGGAAAGCTCTTCTTCGGGTCTGTATACTTGATAGATTTTATCGGGTTCTAATTCTGGGGATATTTGAGAACCAAAATAAGGGAACACTCCGACCTTAGAAATTGGATTGCCCTTAATCTCAGCCCACCCGTTCAAATCATACTGGCGCGAGGATTGGGAGTCTTTCGATTCTCTTTGTTTACTGAAAGCGATTGCTTGGGCTTGTTTTTTAGAGTACTTTCCAGTACTCTCCAATTCAGCAATATTTTCGCTTAATACTTTTTGAGATTTGCCGGATTGTAAAGGCATAGACACAAACTCCCTTGTTTAATATTTATAGTCTAGGTGAACGGGAGATAACTTTCAATCTATGATTTATGCTCTTCTTTAACCACCGCAGCATATACCCAGTGTAGCGATTCTTCTAATCGGTCGCGAGCTAAAGCCATTTCTCGATTATCTATCTTCGCCATTAACGCGCTTAACTCTTTATATTTTTCGCCAGTTTGAAATAATAAATCCCCGTTTTCAATACTTGGGTTTGTAATGGGTTTTAAATATTCATCTACGTTCATTAATTTTCCTCATCTGTTTCAAACACAATTACCGCCCGCATGGAGCATTTACAGTTTATAGGCTCTCCGGGCATTCCTCTATCTGTTTTAGGAACCCCCAGCGCTGCTTGTTCGGCTACGACGTTTTTAAAACTAAAGCGCATACCGTCTATTGCTATATGTGACTCTCGGGGATGTAAGCCTCCCCCGGAGTGTACCCAATCGAATTCTTTTATTCCGTTATCGAGGAGCTTTTGGCGATTGATTGAGTTGTACGCTTTTCGTGTCTGGTCAAGCGCGATATTTTTAGCTCGTCGGTACGTTATACCTTCATATTTTTCTAAGTCTGGCACTAAGTCCGCTAATCCCCGCCCAGTGGTAATTGAGCGCATTACGGAGCCGGTGACGTCTTTTAGGTATTGTTCAGGGATTGATTTAATCAACGACACGTTTTCAGCGACTAGCGCCGTTGTGACTTCTTCTTGTCCTGCACTCACAATACTTGTTTTAAGGGATAGGCCGCCCGTTAATTCTTTAAGGGCGTTGTGTATGGTTGTAGTGCTCGTTCGGGTCATCCCCTTTAACATCGTATCGGCTAAAGACTTCGCTTTGATGTTAAAAAAGCCTTCAAACGTCCTTGCCAGAGAATTAAGGAGAATTCTAGCTTGAGACGCAAGCGAAGCATCCATAGTTTCAAGTTTTTCTTGGCTTTCGAAAAAGTCATTAGATATTTCCCCTTTAAAAAGCTTCATTAATTTCTTGCGGGTTTCTGCGGCCATTTGTTTTACCAGACGTTCGAGCGCTTTAACGTAGCGCTCTTGTTGTGCGGCATTATAAACGAGTTTAGGACTTTTTAGAACAGTATCCCTATTTTTTACCCACTTAGCTCGTTTTTTAGTCAGAGGCGTTTTAGCCATATATTTCCCAGTCTCCGGCTAAAATATCCATGGTCTGCGCATCCCAAACGGAAACGTTTTGTCCTATACACACATCAATGTGTGGCGAATACTGAACGCGAGTTCCGGGCTTGAACATCGTGCTTAGGGGTAATCGGTTTACCTCGAACTCGGAGCCAGGAACTAAAAATACGAAAACATTGTCTCCCCACCCGGCTCGACGCATCTGAGTACCGTCCTTGATTAACTCTAACGCTTCACTAAAATTCATTTATGCTCCTTCAATTGGGCTGTCCGCAAACGGGTCTTCCTCGTCCGGCGCTTCGTCTATTAAATTAACATACCCGCTATGGGGGTCATTTCTAAGTCTGTCTTGCTCGTCTTGGCCATCAATCGCACCCGAGTTAACCAAAACCAAACCCGCTTCTGCATTAATCTTGTTAATCTCGGCTTGCTCTTTCGCGGTTACTGCGTCAAGTTCGTTCCAGTTAATAATTGTTTCAAATGGCGCAATCCCTGCCTCGGGCGCAATCTCAGAACGTATTAATAACAGATGGTGCCTGAGGATTAACGGCGTCAAATCGTGGCACTGAATTGACTCAAGCTCTTCGTGGTAGTTTGACTCTTCAAACTCCCCGGTAGAATTAAATCCTTTCGGGGGCGTTCCTAACAGTTTGACCGCAGGCACATTGGACGCGGCCGCTACCAACTGGAATTGGCTCATAATTACCGCGTCTAAGTCGGTAAGGCTGGTATCGAACTGTTGCATTTCATCATCAAGGCCGATGGTCTTAACGCCGTAGTTATCGCGGCGCTGCGTGAATTGAAACAAACGTTTTGCGACTTTAAACGGGTTCATTTCAGCTTTCGCTAAATCCATTTTCATAACGTCTAAACGTTTTGTCATTGCAAGCATTGGGGCCTCGTCGGCTGTTTTCTCCGCTGCATAAACACGCTGGGCGATTTTCTGAGGAATCGGAACACCCCCGAAAATATAGGTAGGTTTAAGAATGTCTGGCACTTCTTCTGTACGGAAAATAACGAGGTGTGTTCGGTGAACTTTCTTACCGTTGATAATCCACCAAGTAGGCTCATAGAAATTTATAGAAGAGGGGTTGCCCGCGGCCTCGTTGTCTAATTGGGGCGTAATCCAATACGGGTCAATTTGAGAAATACCCTCGTAACTTCCGGGCGTTACTGCATCGGCATTAAACGGGCTTTCATAGTACTCGTCTTGCAGTAGTTCGTTATCCATCTTGACGTTGAACAAAGCAACCCGAATACCGAACACACGGCCCATCTGTACGAATTCTATTAAGTTCTTGTTCAAGTTGAGCCGTGAATCTGCTTTTTTAATCGCGTCTACTACTTCGGGGGGTACTTCGGTTCCGTCCGCTACGGATATCTCAAAACCGTTACGCGTGGCATCTTTAGCCGGCATTAAACACGCTTTAGAGATAAGCCACTGCTGGGCTAACATCGCGCACAACTGGTAACCGATAAATGTTTTCTCAGCGTACCAGATTACCTGTGTTTCGGGGATTATCGCATTTGCAGAAAACGAGGACTTAATATTTACCTGATTATCCATCGCAAATGTAGGCTTCTCGGCAGATTCTTGAGGTATAGACGGGTGAATACAATTCTTAAAATTTGCTTCCCACAACGCTTCAAGCCGTTCATGCTCCGTCAGTTCTTCGCTTTCCTTATATCGAACCGGTGTAGCTCGTTCTGTCTTTTCTACAGTCACAGTAACGGGTTCGGGCTTTCTAAAATAGTCCAAAATTCGTTTTATCATTCAAAAAAACTCCTTCGAGCGGCAGGTGTCGGGGCAAAAGCTATCATAGCACTATCACCTAAATTTGGGGAGTACGCCCCTTCTGACAGTTTATCAATTACTATCTTGCCCACGTCGTTCTCGTGGAACGTAGGTTGTGAGAGTTCCGAAATCAATTGTGAGAGGTTCGATATAGTACTTGAGATTGAAATTATTTCATCGGGGTTAAAGGGCAATCCCTCTACTACCGCACGATACGTAAACTGGAATCGACGTCGTAACGCCCACCATGCTTGTGCTTTGAAATTTGCAAAGAAATCTCCGTTTGTTCGGCCGCCTTCTCGCGTTCGTTCTTCGTCTGGGTGCTTGAAAGGGTCGCCCTCTTTGTCTATCACTTCGCCCGAGCCTCGGAACGGTTTGAATTCTATTTTATTTACTCGGTGTTCATTTATTTTGCGAGCATCCCCACGCGCGCCCGCGCCTATGCCGTCCGCGTCGTAGTCAATCTCCGGGTAATCTAAAACATCCGAAAGTGTGAATGCGTGCTGTATTGTCCCGTAAATGTCATCGCCTTTGCCGCTCCACATTTCAAGATACTCTAAGAGTATGCCGTGCCGCCCACAATACGCGTTTTTGTCTCGACCTTCATCCGCTATATCAAGTCCGGCTTTTCGTACGCCACTCGGAGTAATGCCGAGTTTAATGTGGGCATCGACCGCCGCTTGCACCCATGCCGAGGGGATTAAAATACCCTCAACCGACGCGCTGTAATCCAAATCAACTTCTTGGGCTACAACTACCGGGTTGTCTATATTCTTGCAAGTCCGTTCGTACCACTCTTGGTCTTTTCGGGGGTCGTCGCGCCAATGGAATGTAAACACACTGATTGCGCCCCCGAAGCGTTTACGCGCGAAGGGGTTGTTACGCCCCCGAGGGGTAGATACGTCGATTCGACAGTTAGTCGTTTGAGACAAAGAGGCGTCGATTAATTCGGGTCGAGGCATCCACGCGGATTCATCCACAAAATAAAAACTGGCTCGCGCTCCTCGTCCGATACCGTCTCCCGACTCCCCCGCAATAACGCTACCTGTTGCGGGAAACTCAAGGCGCATGTAAGGGGCGTGTTTTCGCTCGTCATACCCTTCTCTGAATTCTTCGGGGATATTCGCTACAAATTGGCGGGCTTTATACAATAGTGATTTTGGGTCGCCCTTCTTGTCAACGTATTCTTCTTTACGAGAACCGAAACCCGCAACTACTCCGTCATGGAATAGGCACAATGTTGCCGATACCGCGATAGTTAGCCACGACAGGCCCATCTCTCGTGATTTGTCTGTAATGCCCGGCTCTTTATTCTTCCAGCGCTCCATGAACCAATGTACCCATTCCTCTTGACGAGGAAAGAGCATAAAAGGCATGAGCGTTGGCAAGCCGTTTTCCACATTCCGGGGGTCGAAAGTAACGCCCCAGTCTATGATAAATTGTGCTGGGTTTTCTTTATAGAACTGTCGAAACGCTGAGAACCCTTTTTTTGATTGGCGCAACTTCTTTAGCCGTTCCAACCTCCAATCGAATACCTCTATGTAGTCGGGGTTTTTAAAATCGAAGGGGAACGGTAATGGCATAAATTATCCTACGTGCGCTAGTGATTCTTGTTTATCACTCACAAACTTACCTAGCATTTCCATGAACTGATTGATGTAATCCAGAATCACTTGTTGTAATGCGGGTCCGTGTTTAGCCAATTCGGCTTCAATTAAACGCAAAATTATATTTCCTAAGTATTCTAACATTTTAAGCTCCTTGGTTGTTTAATAAATCTTGATATGCGGCAATGACTTCTGGCGTCCA